CCGACGCTGCCAGCGTCATGGTGCGGTCTGAAAATCCGATTCCACCGTCAGCAGAATCACGTACTGCGCCAGGCCGTTCTCGAACCGCACGGGCTCGATGGCGGTCAGCTCGACATTGCCGCGCCCGCTGGCGGCCGTCAGATTCAGCCCGCCGAGCTTCAACAGCAGCACGTCGATCATCGCCAGCGCCGCCTCGGCTGGTTTCGTGCCGCCGGAAAGATCCTCGGCGACCACCAGCACTTCCCATTGCGACGGGTCCGAGTAAAGCGTGTTGGTGAGATTCCGCGCGCTCACCGCCGAGCCCGTGTAGACCACCAGCACCGCCGGCGCGATCACGACGACGTCGCCCGATTTCTCGCGAATGTCGCGCGTCGAAAGCCCGCGCAAGGTCTTGAGCGTCAGCCCGGCGCCCGCGATCGCCGCCAGCAGCCCGGTTTGGATTTCGCTCACCTTCATCGCTAGCTCACATCCCCCGCCGCGTCTTCCACCGCCTCGACAATCGCGGGCGGGTCCGTTGGCTTAATCAGCAGGAACGGCCGCGCCGGAATCACGACGCGCTTGGCGAAAATCGACTTGCCGCCGCCGACCGAAAACCGCAACGCTTTGCCTTTCTTCGGCACGATCACGCCGCCTTCCTGGTGGATGCCGGCGTAAATCAAATTCGTGCCGATCACCAGCCGGCTGCCTTGGACGCGCCCGATGATCGACCGCCGCAAACGCCCGGTGTCGGCCAGCAGCCGCTTGCCTCGCGCAAAGCGCGTAAACGCCGCCGACTGACGCCCGCGCTTGCCGAATTGCGACTTGCCGCGGTTCGACCGTTCGAACGACCGCTGGATGGTCGAGGCATGCACCCGCCGCCAAGACCCCGCCGGAAACCCTTCCTGCGCGAACGTCTCGTCGATCGAGCCTTGCATCACCTGGTTCGCAATATTGAGAACCGAGCGAGGCGCGATCACGCGTGCCAGCGCGCCCAGCCGGAGCTGCACTTCCCGATCGTTGACTGTGACCTTGAGGCTCACTTACGTTTCGCTCCGTTGATCCGCCGGCCGTTGATCGGTGGATCCGTCTTCCGTGTGCCGCGCACGCGCGATGCCGGCGTTCGCCCAGAACATTGCTTCTTCGATCTTGGTGAGCGCCATCGCCCGCTCGCGGCCTTCGGGTACTTCCTCGGCCACAAGCCTCGCCGCGTCGAAAAGCGTGATGCGCACGCGGCTGTGACGAGCCGCGTCAACACCGTCCCGCGGAGGGTGATAGTCGAAGCGGTTTTCCAAATCCTCGATCTTCATCTGCGTTGATCCGTCTCCCGTTGATCGGTTGATCCGTCTTCCGCCGGCGCCGCGGAGCCGCCGGCGTGTACGCCCGGCGTCGCCGACGCCCACTGCCCACCGACCAGGTCAAACTCGGCGCGGCAAAAATCGCAGATCATCCCGGCGCAACCCGCCGTCGCCGGGTCGTCAAGACTATGCGCGCCACAGTTCGGGCATTTCACCTGGTTCGTCACAATCGGTGTCCATCGTTGTGCATCCGGTGGTTAAAAATTCGACAGATTATCGTCGGAGAAGACCTTCTCGTCTTCATCCTTCAGCGTCTCGGCCGACGTGGCTTGCGGCTCTTCGCCGCTCGGCTGGTCGAGCGTCGCCAGCCCTTTCGATAGATCCTTCAGGAACGCCATCGCGCGGTCGTAAGCCTTCTCTTCGCTCTCGCGGATGACGTTGCGCGTCTCCTCGAGGGAGTAAGCCGCGATATCCACCGTCAGCTTTTCGATCTGCTCGGACGGCTGCAGCGGCAACGAGAACCGCGTCCCGGCGTAGGCGTCGACCTGGCCGCTCGCCCAGGTCAAAGCCTCCGTCAGCGCCGTGTTGTACGGCCCCGACCCGGCGGTCTCCCCCGTGATCTGCGCCAGCAGGGCCTGAGGAAGCCGCCGTTCGAGATCGGCAATCGTTGCGTATGCCATTGGCAATGGCGGGCGTGCGCGCCGGCGGCCCTATCGGGCGGCGCCGGCGGGTTGCCCGTTCCTATTTCCGGTGCTTTTTGATAAGCACGTTCGCCGACTGCAAGATCTTCTGGGCAGTCGTTTCGCCGATGCCTTCGATGTCCGTCAGATACACGCTGTCAGCCAGCATCGACTCGACGGATAACAGGCCGGCCGCGTGCAAGATCTCGACCACCTTCGTGGGGACGCCCTCGTACTTGAGCGCGTCGATGGGGATCACACCGGGCGAAGACTGATCGCCCGAGGCGATTTCCCCGGAAGTGCCGCCGCCGGCCTGCTGCTTTATCACCTGCCCCTGCGGCGAGCCCGCCGGCACGACATGCAGGCCGGGGTAAACATGCTTGGCGTCCATCTCGATGGTTTCGCCCTCGTTGTAGATCCGGCCGCCGTGCTTCACCGAGCAGCCTGCCTGAACCAGAAATTTTGGCATCGTCAAAGTCCTTTCCCGTGCTCACTCAGTTGTGAGGCAGGCAAGACGCCTGCCCCGGCCACTCTGCGCCGGGCCGCCGCCCTTACGGGCGGCCCCGGCGATCAAGCCCGCCGCTGCCAGCGGCCTAGGGCGCGTCGACAGCGTCTTCGATCAGGTAGCCCGCTTCCGGCGCTACGATCTTTTCGTCGTGCCACCAGTGGTTCGAGCCTTCCTCGGCCAACTGCGACGGCATTCCGGCGCGGCCGACCTCGACACGATGGCCGCCGACCGAACCCGGCGCCATCACCCACTCGAACGTCTTGCCGAACGTCAGGTCTTCCACCGACGCCCCGGGCTGGATATAGCCGACCCAGGCGTGGTTCGGGAACACGAACGAGTTCACGCCCAGCGCCGAGCGCTTCAGCGTGTTCCAAACGTAGATGTTGGGAATCTCGAAGACCGCCTTCAAGTCGTCGAGCGTGACGGTGCCGACCTTGTTGGGATCGACTTTCGCCAGCAGCTTGGCGTGAAACTTGAGCGCCTTCGCCACCAGCGGCCCAAGCACCATCGTGTTCGGCATGACGCCCATCTTCGTCAGAATCGCGAGCTTCGCCGTCTCAACGTCCTCTTGCGGGTTCGAGGCCGCTTCGAGCGACTCATCCCACTGGTCGGTTGACGAGAGCTGCACCTTGTTGCCGGTCGGATAATTCGCCGCGGTCGCCATCAGCGCGGCGACGCGAATGTCGTGGTTCAGCAGCAGCCCTTCCTCGGCGACGCGGGTCTTGCGCTGCCGCGGGTCCTGCATCGTGGGAAGCTGCGTTGCCGGCACTTCCTCGTCGTGAATGATCCACGCCAGGGAATGGTCGGGGCAATGGAACGGCGCGTCGGCAAGACTCTGCACGATCTGCCGGGCCGCCGCGCCAGGCGCGCGCGTATCGACGCCGTCCATCTGCATGTGCTCGCGGCCGAAGATGGCGTACTTGTCCGCCTGGCGGCCGCTCGGGACACGCGGGAAAAGCGTGTCACCCAAAAACATCAGGTTGCGGAACTGCTGGGCGTACGTCGACAGGAAAACGTCGATGTGGCCCTGGAAAAGTGTGTCAGGCATAGTCTGTTTCTCCGTTCATCCGTTGATCTGTTGATCCGTGGTCCGTTGATCCGTCTTAACTACTCCCGCGCCGCGAGGCCGGATGAACCGATCAACGGATCAACCGAGCAACAGCGCATCAACCGTTCAACGGCCTAGGCGCTCTCCGTCGTGAAGATGTACGGCTGCACATCCACGTCGATGATGTCGGTGTCGGCGCCCGGCGACTGCGCGATCGCGACGACGTTGACGGTCAAATCCGCCCCTTCGCCGCCGACCGCGATCAGCTTGCCGGTAACGCCCTCGATCTTGAGCGGCTGCCCGATCGCGACGTTGCCGCCGGCGGTTGCTTTCGCCGGCCCCTGCGAAACAACGGCGACTTGGCGAAACTTCAGATCGCCCGAGACCACGCCGTCGTCGCCTTTGTCCTGCGCAATGCCGAGCGCGGCTACATTCGCCGCGCCCGGCGCCTTCGCCTGATTCGCGCCCGTGCCCTTGATGACGGCGGTGTAAGCCGCAAACGTCCCCTCGGCGTCCCGCGTGCGCGCCAGGCCATATCCCGCTCCAACTCCAGCCATGATTCCGTCCTCCGTTTATCGGTTGATCTGTTGATCCGGGCGCTGGCAGCGCCCCGCGTTCAACGCCGCCAGCGCTTACGCGGTGGCGGAAATCTCCTTGCGCGCCAGCGTGCTGGCTTCCTCGAAGCTGATCTTCTTCTCAGCCGCGATTTCCAGCGTGCGCTCGGCCAGCTCCGCATTCACCGCCTGCGCGCCCGCGCTGTCGGGGGTGAACACAACCAGGTTCGTCGGCACGCCGCGCGACCGCACGTCGCCGGTCAGCTCGCGAAACTCGACGATCTTGGGCAGCTTTTCCAAAAACTCCTGGAAGAACTGCAACGGCGACTGCTTCACCGTCGTGGTGGTCGTCTTGCCGTCCTCGGTTTTGGTTTCCGAGAACTCGATCACCGGAGAGCCCTCGCCCGAAGGCAGCGACTCCATAAACTCGACCAGGTGCATTTCCGAAAAAGCGGGAACCCACTTACCCGCCGCTTTCAACTTGTCGGCGAAGCTGCGAATGCCCGCCTGGCGGTGCGTTTCCTCGGCTGCCGTCAGTTGTTTCTTGTGCTCGCCGAGCTGTGTTTCGAGCCCCTTGACCTGCTCGCTGAAGCTCTTCGTAAGATCGGCCGTCGCGGCTTTCACCGCCTCGGCCACCTGGGCGCTGACATCGGCATTGCCGCCGCCTTCGCCGCTGCCAGGCTTCAGCTTGCCGAGCGTGGTGGTGATCGCGTTCTTGATCCCGTCCGCGAACTCGGTCAACATCTGCCGGATTTTCGATTCATCCATAGTGCCCTCCGTTGCTCTGTTGATCGGTTGATCGGTTGACCCGAACTCAACCCAAACTGCATCGCCGTCCTTGAAAGTGAACGGCGACAAATTCTTGATGCTTGGCGGCGTCGCCCCCAGAAACCCGATGTGGCGCAGGTAAGGCCCGCGACCGTCCAGGTCCTGATAGATCGAAGCCGAGACTTTCTTGAAAAGCCCGTCGCGCACCCATTCGCGCAGCGACTCCGCCGGCTTCACTTTCGCCAGCAGCCTGCCGCCCTCGACCTTCAACCCTTCCGTCCAGCCGAGCGCCGGGGAATTGTCCGCCGGGTGCCCCAGCACCAGCGGCGCTTCATGCCGCGACGTGTCGTAGCTCCCGGCCAGGCCGCGCAAGTAGCCGTCGTCGATGGTGACCTTCTCGCCCGAAGACGCCGTGTGCGTCCCGGCTTTCAAAATCTCGATCCAGTTTTCGCCCATAGCCCTACTTCTCCGCCGGCGTAATCGACCCATCCGCGGGCTTCGCCCGGTTCGCGCCATAGCGCCCGAAAATCAACGTTAGCGCCGCCACCGCCATGCTGATCGTCGACGTCGAGCTCTGGTCGGAAAGCAGCGGCAGAAACTCGCCCAGCACGCCCGGCTGCAGATACTCGCTCACCGCCGCCACGCCGACCAGTAAGCCCGCCAGCGAAGCCCGCGGCGAATCCAGCACGCCCGCCATCAGGTCCGACTCGGCGAGCTGCAACCGCACGCTGGTGATCGCCGAGACGGGAACCTTCACCGGCCGCTGTTCGAGCGCATTCACCTTCGTGGCGAGCTCGCGCAGAATGCGCATGATCTCGTCGTCGGAAGCCGTTGACCGGCGGGCCGGCTGATTGGCGGGCTCGCGCAGCGCCTCATCGACGCCCGCCTGCAGCGCGCGGCCTGCCTGGCTGATCTGTTCGCTCATCGCTCCCGCCTTTCCCGCCGCTTCAGCTCGTCTTTTGCGGCCATCCATTCCGGGGTTTTCAGCATGTAGCCGTTGCGGACTGCATACTGCAAATACCAAGTGGGGATATCCCGCATCTTCATTCCTTCAAACTTCCCGCGGCTCAACACCACGTCGCCTGATCCCTGCGCCTCAGCTTGTGCCGCCGGCCTCAATTCCGCGCTTCCTCCAGCCGCTGTTTAAGCGCCGCCCAAGGCGCCGTCGCGAAGCCTTCATCCGGCTCGACCTTGGCGCGCCGGCTGCCGGCCACCGAAAGATCCTGACCGCTAGCCGAGGCACGCCGCTCGGCCTCGGCCCGCGAGATGGCAAATACCGAACAGCGGCAGCGGAACCCATTCGGCGGGTACCAGCGCGTCCAGATCGGATCATCGGCGCGCGCTACAAACCCGTGCATCGCGCGGTGCGCCGGCCGAACGCGCGAATCACCCACCGTCGCATAGCGCCAGAACGGCAAAGCCAGAAGCACATCCGCCTGGCGCATCTGATAAGCCCGGCCCGTCTGATACGCCGCGTTGGCGTTCGTCGCGAAAACTGTTTCGAGGTGAAAAGGCGAAAGCTCGCTCACGCCCGCCGACCGCAGAATCCGGTTGGCTTCCTCGACGAAGGCGTCCCGCGTCTTCCCCGTCGCCAGCGCGTCATCGAGCGCCCCCTGAACCTGCTCGACTAAAGAGACGCTTTCGACGTTCGCAACCGTGAACGCAAGATGACGGTAGCGCTGCTGTAAGCGGTCGAACGCCGCTCTCGTCATGCCCATCTTTTGGCGATAGAACATCAGTGCCTCGGCCGGCTCCAACTTCTCGACCGTCAGCAGCTCGCCTTCCGCGAACGACAAACCGATGCGAGGCCGCGTCCGGCGACCCAGCTCGGCCTCGACATCGGCCAGCACGCGGGCCCGGCCCGAAAGATCAGCTACCGTCATCGCGATAGCCAGCAACGGCCCAAGCTGCGCAACGAACCGCTGCGCCATCCGCCGCGCCGGAATTTGAATCGCTCGCGCCATGAATTACCGGCCTAAAACCTCGCCGTTCCGCGCCGTCATCTGCCCGACAGCGACCCAGTCCGTGAAAGCGCCGGCGTCGCGTCCCGCGTTCACCAACACGCGATTCAAAGACAACGGAAGCGGCGACTCCCCGATACTCTGGAAAGCCGCCGCCCCGCCACGGTCGGTCACTTCAACACCCTTCACCGGCTCCGCTTGGAGATTTCCTTTGGCAGCGACGGCTGGAAAACTAACCAGTGTCTTGACCTGCGCAACCTGCGGAACTGCAAACCGGCTACCGCCTTCCGTTCGCGTGTTGTTGGTTGGGTAAGCCGTGAAATCCTGTAGCTCGTAAACCCGATCGTCGGCCACTTCGAAAACCCACTCGTTGATCCGCTCCAGCGCCTCGCGGTTCATGCGTTCAAGGTCCGACCACTCCACCGCCTGGTACCGCCGCCCCGCCCGCGCCGCGAAGCCGCGGGCGCGTCCGCCCGTGCCGCCGGCACCCAACGCCGACATCACGCGCCCGTTGAGGTGGACCCGGAAGCTGGACGCAAACAGCGGCTCGGCCGCGATCAGCACATAGCTGCGAGCCTCGAAACCGTCCAGAATGAAATCGCCCTCGGGTAGGTAATCGGGCGGCATCGTCATCGGATTGTGCTCGCCGCGCCCGACCGAATCAATCGTCTGCATCGCGCCCGTAGCGGTCGGGATCAGATACTTCCAGTTGTCGCCGTCGTCGAACTTGATGAAGTTCAAACCCTGGGCGAACGACGCAGCCACACCGGCCCACTTCAGAACCGTGAAAACCGTCGCCCAGGGGCTGCGCTTCTCGGAGTTCTCCACCACGTAATCCGCGGCCGACCAGCGCAGCGGCGAGCCCAGTTTTTCGAATGATGCATCACGAACATCGGAAGCCGACAAAACCACCGGCTGAGCGCCCTCATTTTTGAAGTCGCAGCCAAGCTGTTTCGCTTTCTTGAGCTGATACTGCGGCTCGACGTAGCAAGTCACACGCACCTGCGCCGCCAATATCCCGCTCAGCAACACCGCCGCGGCAGCGAAGCCAGCGGCGCGTACGCCCGTCATTGCCAATGACCTCATTCCGGTAGCTCCTTCCCCGCGCGCTCGATCAGCCCGCTGATAAACTGCGCGTACATCCCGCGCCCGCGCTGCAGTGCTTCCGCCTCGATCACCCGAGGCTCGGGGTCGCCGGGATCGTTGACCGGCGCCCCGGTTGCTCCGCGCTCCGCGAGGTTTGTGGCGCCGCCTTTTTGCGACTTGTCATCGCGGCGCGCGCCGGGTTTCGTCTCTCGGCCTGCGTTCGGATCATCCGGGGCAACGGCCGGCTGAACGGCTTCCACCACTTCTTCGCCCGCGTCCGGCTCGGGCACCTGCAACGTCTCGTAGATGTACTGCTCGGGCACCGCGATCATCTTGGTGACCTTCGTCATGCGATCAGTGAACTTGTCGAGATCCTCGCCTTCCTCGGCCTCGATCACAAACTCCGGCGGCTCGGTATCCGGACCGAAATTCAGCGCCGTCAGCGGATCCACAATCTGCTGCTGGACGGTTTCGGCCAGCATCTTTGCGTCCGATTCGAGCACCAGGTTCGACACGCGCTCGTGGACCTCGCCCAGCGCCATCGAGCCCGAGCCCTGGTCGCCGCCGCGCGACGTCAACGTCTGCCCGCGAATCAGCAGCGACATTTCCGTGTTGCAAAGCCCCTCGACCAGCCCCTTGAAAACTTCGCCCGCGCCCGATCCCGCCCGGGCTTTTTCCAGCAGCTCGACCAGGAACCGCTCCGACTTCGCGACGTAGGTCGCCTGGTTGATCGCGCGCGCCGCCTCCAGAGCCTGCTGCCGGTCCTCCGCGCTCGCGCCCGAGGGATAATTCGCGACGACCGTGCCCGTCCCTTTTTCGATGAATTTCAACCAAAATTTGACCGACTGCCGCTTAAACCAGGTCAGCCAGAAACAGTGCCGGCCGAGCGCATCGCCCCAGCGATTCTCTTCCTGCATCTCGAACGTAGTCACCACGAATTTATTGGCTGGCAAAATTCCTATCGCGTCCGCCGCGGAGCCGGGCGCGCGTACGCCCGTGCTGCCAGCACCGCCCGTGATGCCAGCACCGGCGCGGCGGGCGCTCAGAGACAACCGCAGCGGCCCCGTAGGCGGCTCTCCGGGCTCGTTGAACGCGAACGCTTCCTGCGGCCGCGCCTTGAGCGACTCGATCACCAGCCGCGCCCCGTCGCGCGCGTAGAGGATCTCCTGGACCGAGACGCCCTTGCCCAGCGCGTCGAGCATCGACCGCAGCCCGCGCTCGAAGCTATCGATGCCCCACAGCGCGTCCTCGATGAACTCCGCAACCTTGTCCCCCGAGCCGGTGGGGTTCACCCGCCAGGTCTTCGACAGCACGGCCTTTGTGCGAATCAAAAGCTGCGAGGCGTAGTGGCCGTCTTTGAGGTACATGTCGCGATAGTGCGGAATCGCGCCGGCGCCCTCCAGCGCAACCATTTTTTGCCAAACCGAAGACGGGTTGCGGTCCGACTCGAACGTCGCCCACTGCAGCCACGAAGGGATGCCCGCGGCAAACAGCGTTTCCGCCGGAGTGATTTCCTCCGTCAGCCGGCTATCGCCCTTCTTTAGCTCGATTGCTTGCTCAGCCATTCGTCCGTTGATCCGCTAACCGTTGATCGGTTGATCCACTGCCTCTACCGTCGCCGTGCAAAATAGCTCGCGAACCGCTTCACCGGCCGCTTCCCACGCAACACAAATCTCGGGCGCGAGCCCAACCCATTGCGGCAGTGGCTGGCCGGTCGCGAGCGACCTCCAGCCCGTCTTCTCGCAATAAGCCTCGTAAGCCACCCGCCCTATCGTTTTCTCGCCCATTCTTCTAACCCGGTACAGTTCCGCAAAGCGCCGCCTTCAGGCGATCCAGAAACGCGAAGCCGCCGTCTCCCTATCGCCCGGCGCGGCCCGCTTCCGATCGCGGTCCTTCCGCCGCCGCTCCTCGCGAGCCGCCTGGTACAGCGGATACGACCGCAACCTCTCGTGGATCACCTCCTTGCGTTCCGCCGCCGTCATCACCAGGCGCATGCCCGGAAGCGTCCTCTGTCTTTTCATGGCTTCCCCCTTTGGCCGTACCCCACGGCCACTCCATCTGAAAATTCAACGGAAGCGGCTGCGAATCCTCCCGCAAGAAATCCCCAGCCGCCCCGCCGTCCAATGCGGCGCGCAAGGCCGAGGTCTTTGCCTTGCCGTTGCCGCATCGATGTCGTGTCCGTTGTCATTTGCCGGATTCTTCTTTTCGCCAGCGTCCGCTAGGCCGGCTCGGGCGTTTCGATGTCGCCCAGCTCCTCGAAGTTCACCGCCAGGCCTTCGGCTTCCAGCCCAACGATCACGCCGACCACGGTCGAGATCGGCCGCACGCCTTCGCCCAGATCCGCGTCGCCGCTCACCGTCAGCGTCGCCACGCCATCCGCCGGCGTCGTGATCTCCGCCACCATGCCATCGCCCTCGGGCGTGGCCGTCAGAACGCCGGGATCGCTCGAATCCCAGCTCAGCGCGCCGTCGAGCCTCGACCCCGGCGGGTCGAGCGTGACGGAAGCGCGGTACCGCTTCCCAGGTTTCAGGGTCATCTGTGTCACTCCTTTGAGGGTGTTGCCCTCGACTTCAATGGAAAAAACCAGCCGCGCCAACGGCGGCCCCACCAGCAAATCCTTGATCTCGTCGAGCAGCTCGCGATTGTCGAGCACTTCCAGGTGGATGACTTCGCAGCGCTGGGCGATCTCTTCGATCCGCGCGGCCGGCACGCCCGCGGCCCGCTCGACCTCGATCAGCTTCCGGTCCACCGCGTTGAGCCGCACGTCCATGTGCGCCTGCAACGCCGCCACGGCCGTCTGCACGCCCAGCACGCGGTTCCAGATCTGAATCAGCCAGTCGAGCATCAGTAAGCACCCGCCTGCGTATAAGCCATCTGGTCATCGCTCACGGCAAAGTCCGGCGGCCCCACGCCGCCTACGCCGTCCGCGTGAATCGCCAGGCCAAGCGACCAAAAGCGGTCGCTATGCCCATCCTTGGTGCGCTCCGCGTCGTAGCGGATGTTCCCCGCCACCGTCGTCACTCGCTTGACGGCGTTGATGTCGCGGCGCAGCTCGCGGTCGCTCGGAATACGAATTAGCCGCTCTTCAAACTTCGACTTCAGCCCGATCGCCAGATCGTGTTTAACCATCGAGGTGAACGTCACGGGCTCCACGCGCGAGCCGTACTTCTCGGCCATGCGCTCGGCGATTTGCATCCCCAGTCCCGTCGCGTCCAGGCATCCGCGCATGCACAACGGAGCCGTCAGGTCGATCGACGCTTCCATCGCCGAGAAC